TAACAAAACAAGTTACAGAAACTGATTTATCAACAATTAATTATGCTAAAGAATTAGAAAGTCAAAACGCTCAAATAGAACAATACACTAAAAAATTGTATGATTATTATGTTGCTGAATATGATATCAAATCAAAATCATTTAAGAAAGATGTAGATAACGCAAACTTAACGAAAGACCAAAGAAAACAATTACTTGAAGCAGGAAAAGATGCCTCAAAGATATATGAAATTATAAGACAAATATCAGTTGAAAGTGCGAAGGGTATTCAGAGTATGGTTCTTACTGTGGTTGAAGAAGAGAATAAAATTAGAGCATTCTTATTTCAAGCACAACAGTTAAGAAGTGAAGCACGAGCACTTGATGCTGTTTCTGTTAAAGAAGCATTACTCAATAATCTTAAGTTAGTATATGATGTTACCCAAAAAGAAAATAAGATTGTTATTGATACTAAAAAAACAGAAGCAGAACAATTAACTGCTCTTGAAAATGATTTAGCACTTAAGGGTATAGACATTTCTAAATACTCTGAAGAAGAAAAAATAAAGATATTAAAGTATTATTCAGAAGAACAAGTTAAGGTTACTGATGAAACTGAAAAGAAGAAACAGGAAAAGATAAAAGATACAATAGATAAACTACAATTAAGTTTATCTACGATATCAAAAGGTTTAAGTGATATAGCATCATTAACAGCACAATCATTCCAAATCCAATTAGACAGATTGGAGACATCGTATGGTAATACTATGGACGGGATTGTTGGTGATACTGCTGAAGCAAATCAAAAAAGAGTTGAGGCAGAAAAAGCATACCAACAAGAAAAGGCTGCCATTGAAAGGAAGGCGAGATTAGCATCGTTGAAATTTACATTAGCACAAACCATAGCGAGTGGAGCACAGGCAGTCGTTTCAGCATTATCATTACCACCACCATTTAGTGCGATTATCGCAGGTCTTAATGCTGCTGTTACATTATTACAAGTTGGTATTATTCAAACACAAATTAACGATGTTCAATCACAACCATTAAGAAGAGGTGGTGTATTATCAAATGGAATATTAGCAGGTGGGGGATTAGTATCTGGTCCATCACACGAACAGGGTGGAGTTTATGCCGGTGGTGGTTATACTTTAGAAGGTAATGAAGCAGTTATCAACAGACAATCAACATTACAATACTCTGGTTTATTAAGTCAAATAAATCAACAAGGTGGTGGTCGTCCTATTATGGTTCAATCAGCAATGGATTCAAGATTAGTTGAAGCACTGGCAAAACAAAAATCAGAACCAATTAGAGCGTATGTTGTTGAACAAGACATTACCAAGGCTCAAGGAATAAACAGAAGGTTAGAACAATTAGCATCGTTTTAATTACAACAAATATTTATAACTAATGGCATTAAGAATTATTGATTTAGATATTGACGAATCCCTATCAGCAGATACAAGAGTATCGGAAATTGGTTGGGTATTACAACCAGCAATAGAAACAGAGTTGATGTTTTTTTCCAACGATAGAATGGACGAAGCATCACTTAAAAAAGTTAAAGATTATATCTTGGAATATCAACCAGGTATGTTGCCAGGTTATGTGAATTATGCTACTGGTGATACCAAAGACGATATGTTAATTAAACCTGTGTTGTTTGTTGAAAGACAAGCAGGTGAATCTGCTGATGAATATATTAGTAGATGTGTTGCTTATCATATTGAAATAGAAGGTATGGAGTCAGACCAAGCATACGCTATCTGTAAATCAAAGAGTGAAAACTTTTATAAAGGACAAAAAATATCATTTGACTATGATGATACATTATCAACTGCTCGTGGTATGGGATTGGCTCTACACGAGAAATTTATGGGTGCCGAGTTATACATTATTTCTGCTAGAAATAATAAACAGAGTATGTTAGAAACTGCTGATAGGCTTGGAATACCACACAATAGAGTATTCGCTACAGGTTCTAATTTTAGCAAAGATACAAAAGGTTAAAGACCTTAACATATCAAAACATTACGACAATAACGAAGATGTTATTCAACAACTTGGTAATAGAGGTATTCAATTTAGTTGTTCTTGTTTGGACGATATAAGTAACACAGGACAAGAAATCTTTGCCATAATGGAAAAGTATAGCCTGATAGGTTTTATTGATGGTAACCCCGTATTTTCAACTCCTAATGAGGCAGAAATCTATGGTGAATCACTTGGTTGTAATGGACATCATAAACATATTGATGAAAATGGTAATGAGGTTTATATGGCTTGTGATGTTCACCCTAAAAAAGTTGAAGGTGAAATGTCTTTTGAATCGTATAATGACTATCCAGAGGAAGCGTCAGATAACGCTTGTAAAGTCCTTAAATGGATTGATGAGTATGGTAGAGACGAGGTTGATGGAATGAGTGAAACAGGACTTGCCAGAGCAAATCAATTATGTAATCGTGAAAACATTAGTGAAGAAACTATTGGTCGTATGGCTGCGTTTGAAAGACACAGGGAGAACTCAACCATCGCTGAAGAATACAAAGGAACGCCTTGGAAAGATAAGGGTTATGTTGCTTGGTTAGGTTGGGGTGGTGATGCCGGTGTTGAATGGGCAAGTAGAAAGTTAAAACAAATTAGAAAAGAAGAGTTTTCATTACAAGAATATTCTTTAGAGGAACTTGAAACGGTAAAGATGTTAAAGTTTTTATCTGATACAGATTATGAAAAGTTTGAGGCGATTGTTGGTTCAATGCGTGGAGCAACCGAACAAGAAATCTACAAAAGAAATCACAAGTCACCAACAATATATTTTAAGTATGAACGAGTATTATCAGGAGCACCTGATAGAGAATTCTGTTCATCAATAGAAAACAGATACTTTCGTAGATTAGAAATTGATTTATTAAGGGACACCAATGTAGAGTTTGGACACGAAGGTCAAGCATACTCAAAGTGGTTGTATAAGGGTGGTCCAAATTGTGTTCACGCTTGGAAGAAATACTTATTCCAAAACAAATCAAAATCAGATGAAGGGTTCGCAGAAGGTAAGGCAGGTATGCCACCAAAGTCAATGCCGAATAATGGATACTACTCACCAGAAACAAAAAGAAAATCAGAGGTTGCTTATATCGTATCCCAACAGAATATGTCTAAACAAATGTTTAAGGCAGACGATGAACAACGAATGATTTATACTCCACTTATGTTACCAAACATTCTTATTCCAAGAATTGAAAATGATGAAACATATTTCGTAAGATTTAAACCAGAAGTAATTGAAAAGATTAGAAATAAGTTTATGATTGAGGGTAGGTTAAGAGCCTCAAACCTTGAACATAGTGACCAAAAGTTTAACGATATTGTTATGGTTGAATCGTGGATTGTTACTGGTCCAATGGACAAAGTATATCAATTAGGATTTACAGAACAACAAGTTCCATTTGGTTCTTGGATTGGTGGTTATAAGATATTAGATACAGAAGAAGGTGATATGATTTGGAATGATTATATTAAGTCAGGAAAAGTTAAAGGTGCCAGTGTGGAGGGTGAGTTCTTATTAAAGTTCTACAAACAAGATTTTACACAAGAAGACATTATACTTGATGATATTATTAACATATTGAACCAAGTAAAATAGTTGTGTTTTTATATCACAACAAAACAAAAGTATATTTATTATACATAAACAATAAATTTAAATAATTTAAATTATGAACGCAAAACAAGCAATTGATAAAATCGCAGAATTGTTAAAATTTACATTCAAGGCTGAAAAATTCTATACAACAAAATTAGAAGATGGAACTGAAGTAACTAATAACCTAGACGAAGATTTGAAAATTGGTCAAGTATTGTATGTTGTAGGTGAATCAACACTTACACCGGCACCCGCTGGTTCGCATATAACTCGTGAAAATCTTAAGGTAACCGTTGATGCTGAATCAGTGATTATCGCAATTGAATCAGGTGACACCATCGCAGAAGATGCTGTTGAATCAAGTGCTGAAGAAATGGCAGAAGTAGGTAGTCCTGAATCAGGAATTACTGAAGAGCCAGCATCAGGAGTTGAAAGTGAAAACGATGGACTAGACAGATTATTAGGATTACTAGGTCCAATGATTGAGGAAATGACGAAAATGAAATCGGAAATGGAATCAATGAAAGGAAAAATGAGTGCTGATTTATTAGCATTAAAAAATGATTTCAATAGTTTTAAGAAATCACCAGAAAAGTTTTCTGTAATTGAAAAGAAAACTATGACTGAAACTTTTGAAGATTATAAGTTAGAACTTATTAAATCATTAAGAAAATAAACAATAAAAAAAACAAAAATTAATAAACATTATGGAAAAGAAAAAGTTTTCATTCAATTACGATTTAACAAACCTTCCTACATATAACTCATATGGTTCGGATATGTTAATCAAGGCAATTTTAGGATTAACATTACCTAAATATGCTACAATCAGACCTAACTTAAAAGGAACAACTGAAAAAGTAGGTTTTGTAACAAACGATGTTATCTTACAGGATTTATCTTGTGGATTTGACCCAACAGGTGATACAGTTCAGAACTTGGTTACCGTTGACTTATGTAATAAAAAAGTGAATCAACAATTATGTCCTTATAGTCTCTACGATACATACTTGAGTCAGTCATTAACTAATGCTAACTTTCAAGAAAATGTTCCATTTGAAGAGGTAATTTTAACAGATATTTCTAATAGAATTGCTAATCAAGTAGAAAAACAATTATGGCAAAACACAACTACAACTGGTGGAACTTATGGTTCGGCTTGTTTCGCTGGTGTTGGTCAATTAATTACATCAGGTAATGGTGCTACTCAAATCGCTTACACTGCTGCTACAGCATCAAACGGTTTAGATGTATTTTCTGCTATCTACCAAAACATTCCTGCGAATGTATTACACAGAGACGATTTAGTTATCTTCTGTTCTTACGCTAACTACAGAGCACTTGTTGCTTCTATGAGAAATAGTTCATTCGTGAATTTATTTACATTAGATAGTGCTGGTTCTACTAGTGGTGAAGAATGGTCATTAATGTTACCAGGTTCAAATGTAAGAGTAATTCCTACAGTTGGTCTTGATGGTGTTTCAGCATATTATGCTGGACCTGCTGGCTATTATATGGTTGGTATGAACAGCGAAATTATGACCGTTAAATCTATCTATGACCCATTTGAAGACATCGTTAAAATTCAAGCGCATGTTACTTATGGTTTAGGTATTTTTGATGTGGCATCTTTCTGTCTTTGTAAGTAATCAATAGTGTCGTAAGGCACATAAAAAAATAAAATTAAAATAAAAATATATTATGGCATCTTGTTATATTCAAACCGGATACACTTTAGATTGTAGAACAAGTTCTACAGGTGGTTTAAAAACTGCTTGGTTCTTGGGAGGAGTTGGAAGTGAAATCACTGGTTATACTACATCAAATGGAATGGTAACTGCTATTGGTGGAACTGGAACTTGGTTTCAATTCCAATTACCAAAGCAATCTGCTTCATTAACAGAAAACTTGGGTGTAAATACTACATCACAGTCGGTAACATTCCAACCTGAACTGGTTCTGAACTTACCGAAATTAGACACAACATTACGAGATGTTGTGGTGGATTTAGTTTCACAAAACGAAGTATATGCTCTTGTAGAAGACAACAACAACCGTTACTGGTTAGTGTTCCTTGATAATGGAGGAATTGTTTCTGCTAGTTCATTACAAACTGGTATGGCTTACACAGATTTAAATGGAGCATCTGCTCTTACTATTTCTGGTGGTGAACCTACATCAATTAGAGAAGTAGATGTAACTACTACTATCGCAGCGGTATTCACTGCGGGTGGTTTTACATTCCAATCTTAATAATTAAACTTAAAGGGGGAGTTAAATGCTCCCCTTTTATTAGCCAAAAAAAAGTATTATATGATTAAATGGGGAGGTAAAAATTGGAGACCTGGTAGTCCTGCTAAAAGACAACCAATCAATCAATCTATTGAAGAGTTAATGAAACCTTTGGGTGAAAAACTACACAAGGGTAATGTGTGGCAAGTGGTAATGAATGTTCCTGAACAAACATCTGCTCCTGATATTACTCCAAGTCCTACGCCGAGTGCTACTCCGACACCAACCATTACACCAACTAACACATCAACACCGACCCCTACTGTTACACCAACGAATACTCCAACACCAAGTTCTACACCACCACCATCATTTAGATTAAAAGCAGAAAATGGTGATTTTATTCAGACAGAAAATGGTGATTACATAAATATAGAAAATTAAAATAAATTAAAATGGCAGATATATTAATAAGCGCATTACCAACTTGGACCGGCACCGCTGCGGATTTAAGATGGTTCGTAATGAACAACAGCGGTAATACAGAAACCTTCAAGTTTAGTGGATATACAAGTCCATTTAGATATGTTAGTGATACATTAAAAAATGTTGTGTCTCTTGGAACAGGAACTAATACTATTACTTCATCAGGAGGTAATAATTTAATTGGGGGTGGAATAACTAATACAATATCATCTACTCAACTGAATGGAGTTATAATTGGTGGTAATATAAATAGTTTAATAAATGGTGGTGATAGTAATGCTATAATTGGTGGCTTCTCAACTACCATAAATGGCTCAAGTTATTGTCTTAATCAAAATCAAGGTTCAACAATAACTAGTTCTGCTAATTTTGCTATGATTGGAGGACATCAAAATAGTGCTAGTGGTTGTTTCGAGGGGGGTATGTTTGGCACTTATGCTAGTTCTATAGTAAATGGCACAGACAGCACTATATTAGGTGGTAGGTCAAACTCTATTAACGCAGGGGGAGCATGTTGTGGTGGAAACCAAATTATTGGTGGTGACACAAACGCAATCAATAATACACCTGGGTCAAAATCTACAATTATTGGTGGTAATGCTAATACTATTAGAAACACAAGTGATAGGTCATCAATTATTGGTGGTCAAAGTAATACAATATCAGGACACACAAGTGCTATTATGTTAGGTTGTTCTGGTAGAACATCTACTACATCAGTTGCTACATTTGTGGAAAACTTAGTTGTATTCAAATACGCATCATTAGATTATGCTGATGATACTGCTGCGGCAGCAGGTGGAGTTGTTCTTGGACAAGTTTATCATACTTCAGGAACATTAAAAATTAGGATTGTTTAATAAAAAAATATGTATGTAGTTGATGGAATTGCTTTTGATGAATATTATGTTGAAAGTGTTACATTAAATCTTATTAGTTGCGTTATTACATTAAATGTTATTTATCATAAGGACCAAAAAAGAATAACAAGAACAAAACAATTTATATTTCCAACAACTTGTGATGTTGATATAAATGAATACATAAAAAAAGTAGAGATTTTAATAAATGCCTGAAGTATTTTATAGAAAAAAGTTTAGTTATTATTTAGGTGAGCAAAGAGCCATAGATGATATTGTATTAGAATTTGTTCCAATTCCAAGTCCTACTCCTACGCCGAACTATTGTATGTCTGGTCTTACAGATTTTACATTATGGTTTTATACTGATTGTTGTGGAACTTATGTATCAGGAACTACTATGGGTTTATCTATCTGTTATGATAATAGATTTGCCAAAGATGGTATTGCTGGACCTTATGGTCCTTGTTCAACAAATTGTATTACGCCAACA